TGGAATTACTCAATGGCTAAAAGACCATGAAAGTGATTATGATGATCGTACAGGCGCTGGCGCTATTACTGACGATCAGGGCAACGACTACGATCCTAACAAAGATGGTGACGGCAAAAAACGTGGTGGTCGTGCTACTCACCACGGCAAGCATCATCGTGATCATAAGGCTGGCGGGGGCGCTATGATTGACCCTCGTGCTGCTGCGGCGGCTAACATTGCCAATTCCAATCGTGCAGGCGTTCCTACAGGTCGTCTTGCTTCCGTTCCAACAGGTTCACAAGCACTCAAGCTTATGGGCATGAAAAAGGGCGGCAAGGCAGCTCATCCTGATATTGCTGAAGACAAAGCACTCATCAAAAAGATGGTTAAGGGCGAAGCTCTCAAGCATCGTAAGCATGGGGGTCGTTTGTATCGGGCTGATGGCGGTTACAATGAAATGCAAAATCGTGCTATGAATGAAGCGGCACAAAATTCTGCAAACCAAGGTCCCCAAGGTCCCCAAGGTCCTCAAAACCAAAACCAAAAATCTAAAAGATATGGTGAATGGGACGAAAACGACCAAATGGAATTGAAACGTGGTGGCAGAGCAGAAGGAAAGTGGATACAAGGCGCAATCAAGCACAAAGGTGCTTTGCATAAATCCTTGCACGTTCCTGCTGGCGAAAAAATTCCTGCTAAAAAGTTGGAAAAAGCCACACACAGCTCCAATCCTAAATTAGCTAAACGTGCTAACCTTGCTAAGACATTAAAATCTTTGCATAAAAAGGATGGTGGTTCGGCTACTCACAAGGGTTTGGAAATGATGGAGATGACTGGTGTTCGTCGCACTGGTGATCGCATCCCACGCAAGTCTGGTGGCAAAGTTGGTAAGGGTAAAACCCACATCAACATCATGATTAATCCTCATGGTGCGGGTAATGGCCCAACACCTGCTGGTATGCCCCAAGCTGGTATGCCAAAGCCAGCTGGTACTCCAGTTCCTGTAGTGCCTCCATCAGCTCCTCCTATGGGTATGCCAATGGGCGTTCCAATGGGTATGCCAATGGGTGCACCTCCTGCAATGCCTCAACAAGGCGCTATGCCTCCAATGCCTCGTAAGCGTGGTGGTCGTGCCTATCCGATTAAGGATGGTGCAGGCGGCGGCGAAGGTCGTTTGCAAAAGATGAAGGCTTACGGGACAAAGCCTCCCAAGGGGCCAGAATCTTATTGATTTAATTAGCGGTTCGGTCTGCTAATTGAAACGGGGTGGCTGGTATCCCCTCTGTTATCAGCCACCCTAGTATATACAGAGGGGAACCACCATTTAGAGGGGAAGGGTGGAAATATGTTAACGTATTCAAGTGTATATGAACATGAGCTTAAAAAACTCATAATGGATGAAATAAATAGGTTATTAGATATTTTATCAAACGGAATGAGCTTGGAAGACTACGCAGATTACAAGCATCACATTGGTAAAATAACAGGGCTTCGCACAGCTTTAGAGTTGTGTGACGAGGCTGAACGTATTGCTCAGTCTAAATAGTGGCAACAATAGAGAGGGTTAAAATGCCGTACATGAAAATGGTTCATCAAACCGATCCAAGAGACGAAATTATTAAGAAAATCGGTAACTTAGATGGTATTGAGATTTTTAATAACCAACTTCTGGTGGGGATTTATATCCGCCCAGAAAAGACTAAGGGAGGCATCATTATTACGGATCAAAGCCGTGATGAAGATAAGTTCCAAGGCAAAGTTGGGTTGGTTTTGAAGAAAGGACCAGACGCTTTTGTGGATGAAAGCGGTAAATGGTTCAAGGGTATGGATGTTGAGGTTGGTGATTGGATTGTTTTGCGACCATCTGATGGCTGGGCATTGAACATTCATGGCGTTGAGTGCCGTTTAATTGAGGATACTTTGGTTCGCATCCGCATCCCAGAACCAGATAATGTTTGGTAAGGAGATTGATATGGCTGATGAAGACAATCAACTAGAAATGCCTTTGGAAGAAAAGCTTCCAGAGGCAGAAATTTCCCTTGAAGAGCCGAAACAAGAGGAAATTCAGGTTATTGAAGTAGAAGATGACGATGATAAGGGGGCGGTTCGTGAACTTCCCACAGATATTGGCATCGCAAAGCTTAAAGCTGACTTAGAAGAGCAGAAAAAAGCTTATGAACAAGAAAAACAGTATCGTTTAGAAGCAGAAAAACGGGCTAAAGAGGCTGCATTAGCGGCTCATAAAGCTAAAAATGAGGTTCAAGACACCAATTTGACCCTCATTCGCAATGCTATTGATACTGTCAAGCGTGATACTGAGATGTTGAAGATCAGTTATCGTGAAGCCATGCAAATGGGCGATTACGATAAGGTGGCTGACATTCAACAAATGATGTCAAACAACTCGGCAAAGTTGTTACAGCTTGAAAATGGTCGAGACCGCCTTGAAAATATGCCTCGGCAGGAAGAACCTAAATTTAATTACGCACCAAATGATCCTGTGGAGCAATTGGCATCGCAATTAACCCCACGTTCTGCCGATTGGGTGCGTCGCCATCCACAGTTTGCTCGTGATCAACGCCTTATGCAGCGTATGATTGCCGCTCATAACTTGGTGACAACCGATGGCTTTGTTGCTGATACCGATGAATATTTCACAGAAGTCGAAAAAATCCTTGGTGTGGGCCAACGTCAGGTTCAGACTCCTGCTCCTGTGGAGGATGATGCAATGTCTGAGGCAGCACAGCCCGTGGCAAAGCGCCAATCACCTACTCCTGTGGAACGGAAACAGGCTCCTCCTGCGGCTCCCGTTAGCCGTAGCGGTACAGCGCCTGGTTCACGACCAAATACTGTTCGTCTAACATCACAAGAGCGTGAAATAGCCAGTATGATGGGCATGACTGATCAGGAGTATGCCAAAAACAAACTTGCCCTTCAAAAAGAAGGCAAACTTAATTAGGAGATAAAAGATGGAAAATGCACCTAAGCGCCGTGGTCGTCCTGTGCGGCAAAAACCAGTAGAGAAGGCAAAAGAAGTTCTAGCTAACCCATTTGAACGAGAGGATGTCGAACTTCCTTGGGAACGTGAGGAAGCAAAGCCAGCAAAGGCAGAAATGCGGCCCCCTATGCGTGATGAAGACCCACGCTCAAGAGCGGCCCGTCGTGCAGCCGAAATTCGTAGTCATCTCAATGGCATGGATCAAGGAACTGATGAGTTCTACATTGACCCATCCATTATCCCAGATGGTTGGACTTACGAATGGAAGCGTCACACTGTTTGGAACCAAGAAGACCCCACATATCAGGTTTCTTTGGCCCATAAGGGTTGGGAACCAGTCCCTGCCAGCCGTCATCCAGAGCTTATGCCAAAGGGTACAACTGCAAACGTTATTATGCGCAAGGGACAGATTTTGATGGAGCGTCCTGAAGAATTGACAATTGAGGCCCGTCAGCTTGAACGTCGTGCCGCATTGCTTCAAGTTCGTCAGAAAGAGCAGCAGCTCACACAGGCTCCTGATGGAACAATGACCCGTGATCACGCCTTGGCTAAACCTAGAATTAATAAAGGTTTTGAACCAATGCCGATACCAAAAGAAATATAAAATTAACTAATTTGGCGGGTTTAGGCCCGCCAATTTTTTGACTTACTATATGTAGTTGACAGAGCTATGTATTTTGGGTTATTAGAAAAATATGCAGTAACTGCATCGTTCCCCCCGGCGTGGGAATGTATCTAAACCTGTGGGCCTGTCGCCCATTTTTCTTGGTTCTTAGTCGCCCCGGCGTGCGATGATGGACTTTCCTGTAAGAAGGAGAACCCGTCATGGCGAACACAAATGCGCCTTTCGGTTTTCGTCAATACACAGGTAACGGCTCTGCTCCAACATACGAGCAAGTCGCTGTTGTTATTGATTACAATGCTTCAGCCATTTACTTTGGCGATCCAGTAACACAACAATCAGATGGTTCTTATGCTCAGTCGGCTTCGACTGGTGCAACACCTGGTGGTCTCGGCATCGGTGGTATTTTTGTTGGCTGCCAATATTTGTCAGTTTCACAAAAGCGTATCGTTTGGTCAAACTTCTGGCCCGGTAGCGATGTTGCTTCTGGCAACTATGTGACTGGCTATATTATCAATGATCCAAATGCTCGCTTTATTGCTCAGACGGACAGCACAGGTCTTGCTTTCCCAACTGACATTAACGCAACCATTGGTTTCGCAATTGGCACAGGCAATGCTGCAAACGGCATTTCTGGTGCTTATCTCGATACCACAACCCTCAACACAGTAACATATTATGTAAATGCTCCATTCAAAGTGGTTGGCATTTATCAGCCTGTTGTTGCTGGTTTCCCCGGCGCTTATGCTAATGGTCAGGCTTATGACTGGGCAATTGTCGCCTTCAATAACGTTGCTACACGCAACTTCACTGGCGTCTAAGGAGTAAGGACCAATGGCTGTTAATCTCTCTGCCATAAAAGACCTTCTCCTCCCCGGTCTCCGTGGGATTGAAGGCAAGTACGAGATGATCCCATCTCAGTACGACAAAATCTTTACAAAGCATGACTCAAAGCTTGCTTTGGAACGTACCGCTGAAATGCGTTACCTTGGGCTTGCACAGCTCAAGACAGAAGGTGCACAGACATCTTTCGATAACGGCGCAGGTGAGCGTTATGTCTACAACCAAGAGCATACAGAAATTGCTCTCGGCTATGCGATTACCCGTAAGGCAATTGATGACAACCTGTATAAGACACAGTTTGCTCCATCAAACCTTGGCTTGATTGAGTCATTCCAGCAAACCAAGGAAATTTACGGCGCAAACATTTTGAACACCGCAACAACCTACAACTCAGCAGTTGGCGGTGACGGTGTTGCTCTCTGTTCAACATCCCACCCAATTGATGGTGGTACTGTTGCTAACACTCCTTCAACACAGGTTGACTTGAACGAAGCTACATTGCTTAACGCAATGATCGCTATCCGTACAAACTTCCGTGACCAAGCTGGTCTGAAGGTGTTTGCTCGTGGTCGTAAATTGATTGTACCTCCACAGTTGGAGCCAGTTGCAATCCGTCTCGTGAAGACAGAATTGCGCCCAGGCACAGCAGATAATGATGTCAATGCGATCTTGACAACCGCAGGTGGATTGCCTGAAGGTTACATGGTCAACGACTTCTTGACATCTGCTTATGCTTGGTTCTTGCTCACCAACATTGATGGTCTGTCATATATGGAACGTGTCAAGTTCGAAAGTGATATGCAAGTTGACTTCGTGACTGATAACCTTTTGGTTAAAGGTTACGAGCGTTACAGCTTCGGCTACTACAACTGGCGTTCCATTTATGGTTCGTTCCCAACATCATAATAATGGCATAGTCTCTCTCTTAACGGAGAGAGACTTCCTTATAGGAGACAAAATATGTCAGACATTAATGGTGGGTTTTACCCTAATAACAATGGTAGCCCCGTACAGGCTGGGACTACTTTTACTGGCCCTTTGATCGCTGGTAACGTCATTCACTCAGATGGCACGGGCAACCTTGCTGCTTTGGGTGGTACGACTGGTACTGCAAACGCTGGTTATGCTAACATGGCACAATCCGCTGTTGTTACTCAGGCAAGCGGCGCTACCACAATTGTGATCCCTGCCCAAAGCCAAATCACCGACATTTATTTGATGGTGACTACTGCTTGGACTGGTGCTGCTGCTACTTTGAATATTGGTGCAACTGCTGGTACATCAGCTGCAACTGCTTTTACTGCCGCTAACGCTGTGACTGCAAGTGCTCTTGGCCAGCTCACCATTGTTCCTGGTACAGGCGCAGCTCAGGTTGCAAACTGGGATAACGTCTCAAACGCTACTTTTCAAACAGGTGGCCCACAAGATGTTCAGATCAAAGTAACTTCCGCAAACACAGGCAGTGGCGTAGGCACTCTTACAGTGTTCTATATCCAAGGCATCAACAACGCTTCCTGATAGGAGACTCAAATGAAGGGTCATAAAGCACATCACCACGCTGCCCACATGGGCAAAAAGCACAAGAACACAGGAGGCACTGTTGATCACGACATGGCTCCTAAAGAAGTGTACGAAGGCGCAGGCTCAAACGTCGTGAAAGAAGCTGAAGAAAAGTCAGCTAAAAAGCATGGCGGTCGTACAAAGCGTAAGCATGGCGGTCATGTTATGCACCATCACGAAGGCCACGTTAAGCACGTTGGCGCAGTGCATGGCGAACATACAAAGCATCACGCTGGTCGTAAGGCTCGTAAGAGCGGTGGCGGCGTAGAAGCTAACCCATTTTCTTCAGCCCGCAAGGGTACGGCTCCTAAAGGCCGTAAAGAAGAGATGGAATGGGAATAAGATAACCCCCTAAGGTAGTCTTATTTACGGGGGCCATTGCGCCCCCGTTTTACTAAGTGAGGCAAGCATGACAGCAGCATGGACTCGTAAAGAAGGCAAAAA